TTAGTTTGGTCGGCTGCTGACCCTTGGATCAAACGGTTGAGCGCCTTGTATGTAAAGGCTCGTTTGATGTCCTTCCCATACTCCTTCTGTGCGTCATCGTGAGATAGGGGTTTGCCTACCCCGAACTTAGTGGGCTCCCAAAGTGGAAACCTGCACTTACGGCCCAGCAGAGTTCGTATCTGACCGTTCTTGTCCGCCTGCTTGGTTGCCATGTCCGCAAGCTGCTTAACAAACGGAACCTTGCTGCGGTGCTGAGAGATTAAATCCTTGGCGTCCTGTGCAGGGATGCCCAACTGGTCTGCCAGCTTGGCTACCCCCATGCCGTACATGATCCCAAGGTTCACGGTCTTTGCCTGCTTGCGTGTAATTCCTGCCAGATCGGCAACCATCTGGTGTAGGTCAACGTCCCCTCGGTTGAACTCATCGACCACATCGTCCACGACATGGCTACGGATTGAAGACGGTACGCTTGCAGCAAAGTGAACCAAGAGCCTCGGTTCTTGGCTTGAATAGTCAAACGATCCCCACTGCATACCCTCTTCTGGTATAAACAATCCGCGGATCAACTTCTTGATGTCGGGATCTCGGGCAGGAATTTGCTGGAGGTTGGGGTTGGACGACGAAAATCTCCCAGTCACAGTCCCACCTTCGTCTCGTCGTGTCGAGTGCAGTTCCGTATGGATGCGTCCGTTGTGCTCGTGCCGCAGAATGCTGTCAATAAACGTGGCGTCAGCCTTATCAAACTCCCGCAGCTTAACTAGCTGTTGACATATCTCGGCGGGGTGTTCGTTCAGGAATGACTTGGTGAAGGATGGCGCACCTTTCTCCGTGGTAAGGTATTCCATACCCAGCTTGTCGAACATCTTCTGGATCGATGCCGATGCCCAGATGTCCACCTCCATGCCAGCCTCTTTCTCGATCTTGCCACGCAATAGCTTCGACTGCTTACGGATCAGCTTCTTATTCTGCTCCGCCTTGTCCAAGTCTACGCGTACACCATTGGTTCGCATGTCCAGCATACAACGGATCAAACCGTTTTCGATATCCCAGATGTGCCATAGTTCCTCCTCTTCCAGCTTGACCTTCAATGCTTGCCATAGTTTGAGCGTAGCCACGGCATCCTGCTCGGCATAGGCCCCGACATATTTAGGAGGCAGCTTGTACATACCGGACTTGGGATCCACGCCCCACTCTTTCGCCGCCGCCTGTAGCAGCCGCTCGTTCTTACGCAGAGACACATAGTCCCGAGCCATAGCATCAAGGCCAAAGGACCAGCGGTTCTCATTGACCAAAGCCCCTGTAATCATAGTGTCGATGATCCGACCCTTGATCTCTATGCCCTCGGCCCTCATCCAACCCGCATCGTAGGTTGCGTTGTGCATTGGGGTCTAGGTTGTGGGAGTTTTCATGGCGGATCGGGAAGTACCCTTTGTATTCCCCTGCGGCTACCGCAATGCCAATGATGTGCCCATCCTTCCGCGCCCATCCCGGGCCCAAGGTTTTGATGTTGGGGTCATAGGTTTCCAGATCCACAGCCACCTCACTGTACCCTGTAAGATCAGGATACTCGGGCGGGATGTTCCAGTCCGCATCGATCAAGTCCAACTCGTTCTTGATCTGGTGGTGGAGGTCACTCCCGAATAGATTGTTCTGCATTTTTATTCCCCATAAACAACTTCAATCGTTTTTGTATTTCGCTTTCACGATCTCCGCACTCCGCACCCAGTGCCGAATACCCAGCCTTGTCTACCCAAGAGTCTTCGTGGCTAAGATCGTTCAGCAACCGAGCCGTCTTGACCCAGTCCATCATCAACGCAACATGTTGCGGAGTGACGTAACCATTGGTGCACTGTGCCTCTTTGATTATGAGGTTCCACCCATCAGCAATGCGAGTGAAGTTCTCGTATGCATCACCGTAATCCTTGGCCCTCTGACCATTTATAGTTTTCTTAGCCTCGGCTAAAACCTTATCTCTCTTCATATCGTTATCCTCTAAACAGATTACTTTTCCATTGACACACCTTGTCTATGTGTGTGTGGCGTGTAGTAGGACGTACCATTCCCACCTTTTCAACCCATCCTAGCTTGCGGAGAGATGCCATCATGGCCCCCCAAACATTATGGTGGTGAGGATCTTGCATCCCTTGTGACCTACAAAACGCACAGATTTTTCCTCCCTCAAAAAACTCATGTTCGGACAGATACTTGGCGGCGTTGTCGTAGTATTCCTGTTTCCAATCGTCGTTCGCATGGATATAGGCTCTTTCAATTTCAGCTTCGATAAAATCAAAGCGCTCTTGCTCATTTGTCATATCGTATACCTGTATTTGTTATCGGTTTGTAAGACCCACAGGTTGTGCCGTGCTCGCGTGACGCCAACGTAAAACACCCTGTGCTCATCGTCTTGGTGCTCGCTCTGGGTCGCTGCTTTCGTAGAGGCAGTGTACACCACAACGTTATCGTCCTCTCCTCCCTTCATAGCATGGAAGGTGGACAATTTTATACGAGGCTCGGACATCAAATCGTCACCTCTTCTCTCCATCGCGTCGATGTAATCACGATCCTCTGGGGACACACGCATAACATCATACGCACTCGTCTCTGCGCCAACCACCAACCCGTATTGAAGCTGCAAAATCTCCATGTCTAACGTCGCGTCGAGCGGTAACAGATCCAGCATCTGCCTACTGTTGCGCTTCACAACCTTGTTCTTCCCCTGTTTTGGAACGGCCTCGTATAGATCCTTGATCCTTTGTACGCCCACCTCCCTGTCGGCACACAGATCGTCCCATGTTTGCAGGTTAGCTACCAGTTCAAGAGATATGCTTGGCCTTCCTTTCACAGAATACTTGAAGCCCGAGCGCCGTATGTACTTAGCCATGTCACGCACCATGGAGTTCGTTCTTGCCATGAGCGTCCACGACCCCTCGTGCAACGGAATGTCCTGCATGTGGTGAACATACTCAACCGTCCCTTCTTCGTCTCGGGGCTTAAACATCTTGAGGTGACGGTCCTCAATCCTGTGTGCAATGGTTCTCGCCACTCGCCACACGGACTTTGGAATGCGGTAGCTTTGCTGCAAGACCGTGATGTTCTCGGAGCTATTGTTAAACAGCTTAACATCTACGCCCGTCCACCTGTGGATGGCTTGATCATCATCCCCCGCGATGTAAACTTTGTCCGAGCGTTCCGATATCTTAGCTGCCATGTGCCACTGCAATGGCGTGAAATCTTGGGCCTCATCAATGAACAGGTAGTCTAGGTGGGGCGGCTCTCCGACCTCGATGTACTTCTCGATCATGTCTACAAAGTCAAACTTCTCCGTGGCAATCTTGTACTCAACCATCTGTTGGTTCAGTTGCTCTAACTTTGGAAAGTACAAGTCCCTGTTCGCAGCCTCGTTAAACTCCACGTCCAGACTAACCATGCGCAGCCGCGCTCGATTAACCATCTGAAGATAGTCGGCTCCCTCTCCAGCTTTAAAGTTGGGGGTCAACACCCCATCATCCAAACTGGCATCCACTTTTCCATCGAAGTCTAGACCAAGTTGCTGCCCGATGTTGTCGTAGTCTTCCTTGTTCATAACGTCTTGAGCTTGCAGTCCCAGCCCATGATACCCAAACGAATGGCTCGTCCGCATGTTGGGAAAGTGTTTCGGCTCCAATCTAAACTCCGCGCAGGCCCGTGTTACCATCTCCTCGATAGCCTTGCGGGTAAAAGATATCACCCCAATCCGTGAAGGGTGCACACCATCCTCCAACGCTCGTTTAATCTGCTGGATCAGGAAGTATGTCTTGCCTGTGCCGGGGGGACCAAGGATCAATTCCGCTTTAGGTATCATAGTCTTTTCCCCGTGGCCTGCTGTTGACCCAATCCTCAATCTCCGCCAAAACCCAACGCGATGCCGAGCGTCGGTTGTCATCGGACCCAAGGACAATGGGCTTTGGAAAGTCTTCTGTCATTTGCGCCAGCTTGTAGACGTAGGACCGTGATACTCCCAGTAGATCGGCAACCTCTCCTACCCGAAGCAGTCTGTTAGAATGGGATGTCATTGTTAATCTCCTGTACGGGCAACTCTACCTCGTCATCTTCAAACGCAGGAACCCACCAGCATCGAACCGTGGTTCTCTTCCCGCTCTTTCGTGTAATGTGTTGGGATCCATTGTCCCCACCCAAGTCTCGTATCATCTGAATGATTTGTGCTCGGGTCTGAGCCGCAAACCTGCGGTGGTGCAAATACTCCAGTAAACCTTCCAGCTTAAACTTGGTCACCCCGTCATCAGTCCACGGCTTACCCATGTCGATCTCCTCTGGTGCCATCGCCCGAATGTGGCTTGTGCAATACGAAAACAAATGCTCTTTGAACTGACCAGCTATTGTCTCTTCATACGGCACGTCGATGTATGTCGCTTGGCTCATCGCACCATTGACCAGCTTCCGCCACTTGTCAGGCTTGGTAGTGGGGGGCATAAAGTTGCATTGCTCCATGCAAGCACGTTGCCAGAGCGTCTGGTTCTGTAGCTGTTCCGTGCTTAACTGAATGCGAAACCCATTCACGTCCATAAAATATAGCCTCGGTTCCGACAGCATAATTGTCAAGCCGCCTACCTGTGGCGCATCAGGCGCATCGTCGCTGATCCCATGCTTTGCCAACACGCAGAGAGATGGATCACAGTACGACTTGAACGGCTCATCCTTACAGGTGTAGCTCCAATCCTTTTTCTCATGCTGCTTGATCACCGTCATAACTTCTGTCGATGGCAGCGGTGGGGAAAACAAGGTCCGGTTATATTCCTCCAATGAAGTTTGCCACGCGTCTGGAAACTTCTTCTTGCAATACACAACTCGACACGGTTCTTGTCGATTGCAACCAGAAACTCATCCAGTTCCATAGCCTCGCCATCCTTGTCATAGCAAAAACGTTGGGGCATTTCGGCGTTGAAGTAGGGCATGTTAATAAAATTGCCCACGTCTCCACGCTCAACGATGATCGTGTCTTGCTTTGGGAATATCTCCACACCACTGTGACCCAGCATGATCGCCATCTCGGTCAGGTATTCTCGGACCACCGCCGCTTGCTCCCACTCTTTCAGGAACAAATAGAGATGCGCCCCACCAGACTTAGACCGACACTGCAATAAAGGCAGACCCAGCTTCTGGATCTTGTCTTGCAATTCTTTCTGGTTCAGATCGTAGACATCGACATCGATGGCACCGAACTTACATTGGTTTTCCTCGTTGATTGGTATGGCACCCACACCATGCTTACCGTCGATATGAGACTGCACTAGCTTCTCGGTCAACGGCTCGCGTATAATTTTACTTTGACTTTCTGCCTTGCCCTTTCGACTTGTCCGTCCGACAGTCGTAGTGCCATGAGCATTCTTAGCCCCGACAAACGCGGCAAGCAGCTTCTTTGATTGTGACATTTACTGCTCCCAAGTGAAATTGGGGGACGGCCTCAGTACCCGTCCCCCTAGGCTGCTAGAAGGGGATTTCATCATCCTTCAATGGAGGAGTGGGGGTGGAGGCCCCTTCCTCTGGCGCAGCTTTCACTTCACCCGCAGCGATACTATCGCGGAAGGCTTTGGCTTCGAGCAAAAGGTCGCGGTCTTGGACCAGACCAACCTTGTCTACTTTGTAGTTGAACCATGAACCTCGGTCATTGCTGTCTTGAACCGTGGTCAGGTTCCACTGTGTTGCGAACAGCGGAGGCAAGATCATCTGCCCAGTCTTCGGGTGCTTGATCTTTTGCATGGCGATCTTGGTCTTCCATTGACGGCTGACCTTTAGCTGAGTTGACTTCATGTCAACGACAACAGGTTGTGTGATGCCATCCTCGCCCACAATCAAACAGAAGTGCTGATCTGATTTGACCAACTCGTTTCCGTTAGGCAAGATTTCTTTGGACCCATCACGCTTGGTTTGTTGCAGCACAGGATCACTGATGGATATCTCACCTTGGTATCCGCCGCCTTGTTCTCTCGGGACGAACTCCAGATACTTTGTAGTCTGATAGCAAGGCAGGATGTTGACACCCTCTTCCCCAACAAAGAGTTCCATGGTGACGTTGTTAAACATGTCACCCTCTTCGGAACCCTCAATGTACTCAGCTTCACGCTTCTTGAGTTGCGGGGACATGGCCTGCAAGATACGAACAAACGGTATCTGCATTTCGCTACTGTCAAAGGTCGCACCCTCGCCAGCAAATCCCATGATGTCATCCATGACATCTGTGCTTAACTCTGCATTTTTCTTTTTAGCTACGGCACCCATGTTACTTCCTCCGGATCTGTGCAGTATTTGCAATGAACGCCCCGAACAGGTCGAGGTCGATTGGTTTACCATCCGTCACGCGCTCTTTAATAAACGCTTTGAGTGTGGATGGGTGGACGTGGGTCTTGGTCTTCGGGTCGAAGCCTCGTTCTTGTAACAGGCCCACTACATCCCCTGCTACGTTGTCTTCACCCTTGCCAAACGACACCGTGATATCGTTCTTTATTATATCGTCCAGCCCGTTGTCGCGCAGCCAATCAAAGGCAGCGTCTTTATTCGCAACGGGTATTGAAGCAGACACAATCATCTTTCGCTCGACGACAGAACCATCGACATCAAGACGCTCGACCCCCATCTCATCCATCAAGGACGGGATGTTCTCCACCGAGAGTTTGTGTTTCTCCTGCTTTAAACTTTTAACATAGTCTTCCGCTTCGCTGATCTTTGCTTCAACTTCGCGGAGTGATCGAACCAGTTGACTAAGTTGTTTTCCGGTTCCAGTATCGACAGAGGACAGGGCCTCGTCTTCGTCATACAAGTCTTCAAATATGTCACTCATAAGTTTTTCCTCTTCAGGGTTGATTTATCCGGTAGCCTCGTGCTATCCGTACAGTGGACAATAGTGGAGGTATGTAATGGTTGTCAACTACAAATATAAACTGCCGCCTTTTAATCATCAGGTCGAGGCGCTTGACACAGGGTGGGATCGCATCGAGTTCGGCTTGTTCATGGAGATGGGAACAGGCAAGTCAAAAGTTTTGATCGACAACATGGGTATGCTGTACCTGTCTGGCCTGATCGACTTCGCCTTGGTCATCGCACCAAAGGGCGTGTACCGCAACTGGGTTGCCAAAGAAATACCCGAGCACATGTCAGATGATGTACCGCACCGTGTCATACGATGGGTCGCCGCGCCAAACAAAAAGCAGCAGGCTGAGATGCGTTCAGTCAAAGAGAAGTTCGACGGCCTGACAATCTTTGTTATGAACGTCGAGGCTTTCTCCTCGGTCAAAGGTAAATCGGCTGGGGAATGGATGGGTCGTGCGCTAGGCTCAAACGGTATGATCGCCATTGACGAATCAACCACAATCAAAAACCACAAAGCCAAGCGCACCAAGAACCTTATGAAAATCGCAGGGAACTTCAAGTACAAAAGACTGTTGACAGGCTCTCCAATAACAAAAAGTCCAATGGATATCTATTCGCAGTGCGAGTTCCTTCGCTCTGGGTTATTGGGGTTCGAAAGTTACTACGCATTCCAAGGTCGGTACGCAGTAATGCAA